TTCGTTTATCGCTCATTCGAGTACATGCGTGAAAATACGTCAAAGGAGACTACATAATGTCTGAAACCGTAGAGCAGCTTCAGAAGAAGCGTGACATCGTCATGGAAGAGATTAAGGACTGGTACCTTGAGCGTCTTCGAAAAGGTCGGTGTGAGGTCACCTTTACAAAGAAAGACGGAACAGAACGAACCATGCTTTGTACTTTGAATATGGATCTCGTTCCAAGTGAGCACCACCCAAAGAGCGACGGCAATACGACCGCACAGACGAACGAGTCGGTCCGTGTGTACGATCTTGAGAAGGAAGCATGGCGATCGTTCATTCTTGATTCGGTGAATGTCTTTGATCCGACTGTATAAATAAATCACCAATGCCCGATAGTTCAGTTGGTAGAACGAGTGACTGTTAATCACTATGTCGCAGGTTCGAGTCCTGCTCGGGCAGCCAAATAATTCGAGGGTTGGCAGAGTCTGGTTGATTGCACTCGACTTGAAATCGAGCAAGCGGTAAAACGCTTCGGGGGTTCGAATCCCTCACCCTCGGCCAATATTGCCGGATTAGCTCAGATGGCCAGAGCAGCGCTCTTGTAAAGCGAAGGTCCGCGGTTCGAATCCGTGATCCGGCACCATATACAATACGGAGATTGGCGCAGTCTGGTAGCGCATCTGCTTTGGGAGCAGAGGGTCGTAGGTTCGAATCCTACATCTCCGACCAACGTTAGGGTCGTTAGCTCAGTTGGTAGAGCATCGGACTTTTAATCCGCTGGTCGCAGGTTCGAATCCTGCACGACCCACCACAATAGGTTTAGAACCGGACACGCCTCTGCACTGCAAGCGCACCTTGTCGATCCGAATAAACGGATATCGTCTCAGGGACGCCTGGGAAGTCGGTCACTTTATTCGACTCGGGAGTCGTCTAACGGCAGGACAACAGACTTTGAATCTGTGAATCGTGGTTCGAATCCACGCTCCCGAACCAACATAGAGGTAACAAGATATGTTTAATAAAATTGCCAAGGTTCTGAAACCGAAGAATACAACCGATAATAACGACCGCTCGTACGATAAGAGCGAACATCGTGTCTACACGACCAAGTATGAGGATCTCTGTCAGTAATGCCAAAGATCGAGAATTGCTCTTGGGATGACTTTCGTAGGGGCAACCATCGGCTTGATCCTCTCGGCGCAGCGGCTATTCAGATTGTTGATCCTGCCGATATACCACCTGAGCCGGTTGAGGATGTATTTTATTCGAGGCACGTGTTCGAGTTTCTTGACGCAGATGAGCCAACTCGGTATTTTCCCGAGGAGGCACTCATTTCCGATGAACAAGGAAAAAGTATTGCGTCCCTACTTGTTAAGGCTCTGGAAGAAGATCGTGACGTCCTTGTTCACTGTGTTGTAGGTCAATGCCGATCCGGCGCAGTGGTTGAGGTAGCAGAGATGATCGGGTTCGATAAGTGCCCTCGGTACCGCCATCCTAATATGCGCGTCAAGCGTAAGCTCATGGAACAGTTTGATCTCCTACCTCGATAGGGTTTACATCAGCCGTTCATTGGTATATAATGGACTTTCCAATACAGTGAAGAGGAATATTCATGATCTATCTTATCCATCTACCTGACGATCGGCAGTTTGCGGTCACCGAGGAAAAGCTTGAGGACGCAAAAGTAGATCTTGCTCAATATTCGGCCGATGGAATTCTTAATGTTGAGGGACCGTATCACGGATTTGAGATTCACACGTACCCGTCGATTGACCCTCAAGAATTCGACTGAGATTTATAGCCCCGATAGTTCAGCAGGATAGAACAACGGACTTCTAATCCGTAGGTCGGAGGTTCAAATCCTCCTCGGGGCGCCAATATCACTGGGACTATAGCTCAATCGGTCAGAGCAGCAAACTCATAATTTGTTGGTTCGAGGTTCAAGTCCTCGTGGTCCCACCATAATCCTAAGAGACGAATTGATATGAAGACCGATTCTGAGATCGTATACATATACGAGCAGCTCAATAAAGAGTATCCAGAGTATGCGAATCTTAAGCCAAAGACTAAGATTCACCATGATCCTTACATCAGTCTGATTAGCGTTATGCTTAGTGCTCAGAGTAAAGACGCGCGTACGGCACAGGCAACTCGTCAACTATTTTCCATAGCAGATAACCCATATGATATGGTTAAGCTCGACCGTGAAACGATCATCGACGCCATCAGACCCGCAGGACTCTATCAGAATAAGAGTAAGAACATCCTCGCAGCTTCGCGTATGATCATCGATGAATACGAAGGTGTGGTACCCTCCTCACAGAAAGAACTCATGAAGCTACCAGGAGTCGGAAAAAAGAGCAGCGACATTGTGATGAGGTTTGTGTTCGGTGCTCCAAACATCGCGGTCGATACGCATGTGTTTAGGCTACTATGGAGACTGGGCTGGGCCGACTCAGTTAACGAGACTAATGCAAGCATTACCGTCAACGACACGACTCCAGATCAGTATAAGTATGGCGCTCACATCCAGCTTATCAGCCACGCAAAACAGATCTGCACTAGTCGTAATCCTCGATGTTCAGAATGCGTTCTTGAGAACGTCTGCAGTAAGAGAGACATTACGGTACCAAAGAGCCATCTTTTGAAACGAACTGCTAAAACGTAGCTATTTACATACTACCTTGACTAGTGTATAATGGATACCATAGTTAATCGCAAAGGAGTGATTGAATGGCTCAAGGCAATCTGTTAAAGAAGAAACCGACGCCCAAGAAGAAGGCTGCGCCTAAGCGTCCGAAGACTGGACTCAAGGCGTGCCCTCTTGATCGCGGTTTCGACATGTGTCGTAAGTTCTTTTATCAGGAGGTCGATCAGAAGGATATCTCGAAGCTATGTAAGGAGTACGTTCGTAAGACGTTCTCTAAGAAGCAAGCGCAGGCCATTCTTACGAACTCCGAGTACCACTTCTCTATGTACAACGGAAAGGGTGCTGCGATCTTTTGGCTCAATCACGATCTTGAGTTCGAACATCCGTATCAGGAGTATCCGGAGCGCGTGTATCAGTACTTTTACGATTTGATCGAGCCCGGTCAGCAGATCATCGATTCTCGCAAGAAGGCAGAGGAAGCCAAGGCTCAACGTAAGGTCGTGTCTCCTCAGGAGCTGATGCGTCGTAAAGTCGATGGTACCATTGGCTATGAGATCGACTATCTTGAGGACGAGTGGATCGAGGGTAAGACCACCGACATCGATCTGTACACTCTCTTTCAGAAACACGAGCTTAAGGGTGCGTCCGCTCCGTATCTGAAGGACCGTATTCAGTTCATGAGAGACGAGTACGAGGGTGCCTACAGTAAGAAGGACAAGGATCTCGTCGAGGGATACTCTCATCTGAGCCGTAAGGAACTTAAGCGACGTCTTGACGTATGCGAGCGCATGCTCACCGATCTCGACAAGATTCAGGCAGCGTCAAAGGCCACACGCAAGAAGCGTACACCGAAGGCCCGTACGGCCGATAAACAGATCAAGAATCTTAAGTACCTCAAGGAGGACAAGGTCAACTACAAGTTGGTGTCGGTCGATCCTCTTTCGGTCCCCGGTGCCTTTCGACTCTATACGTTCAACGTCAAGAATCGTGAGCTGTGCGAGTACACAACACTCTCGGCGAACGGGTTTGAGATCAAGGGTACGACCATTCAGAACTTCGATCCCGAGACCTCTCGAAAGACTCGACTGCGTAAACCCGACGACTTCTTGCCGATCGTACTTAAGAAGACGGTCAATCAGATTGACAAGGAGTGGAAGAAACTGTCGACAAAGACCAGTGAACCGTCCGGTCGAATCAATGCGGATACCATTCTGCTGCGAGTGGAGAGTAAGTAACATTGAACGATGCACTTGCTTCCCTTGTGATGTCGTTCATGATGTCGAGTATTTCCGCGGATCAGCAAGAATGTTTGGCACTGAACGTCTATCATGAGGCTCGAGATCAGTCTGAACTGGGTCAGGTTGCCACTGCACAGGTAGTCTTGAATCGCGTAGAGGACACGAGATACCCCGATGAGATATGCGACGTAGTGCATCAACAGAGGTTCAACGATCCGCCCGGTGCGCCGATTCGTATCGGCCAGTGTCAGTTCTCCTGGTACTGCGACGGTAAGAGTGATGAACCTCGAGACGAGACGGCCTGGCACAAGGCGCGCTATCAGGCTGCACACGCGTACTATCTCTATGACGTTGGATACGACGTGACCGACGGTGCCACTCACTATCACTCGATCGATGTTAGTCCGTCGTGGAATCTGACCAAGGTTCTGACGGTATCCATCGACGATCACATATTCTATAGGTGGGAATGAATGACTGAAGAAGAGAATATCGAGGACATCGTTCTGACAAAGAAACGATTCTCTAAGATGGTGGAGGACTGCATATCTGATTATCCAGATATGACCTATATGGATGCGATACTACACATCTGCGAGGAACGCACGATCGATCCTATGGACGTGAGTAAACTCATCTCACCTGTCATTCGTGAGAAGATCGAGGTTGAGGCTATGAGTTCAAATCTTGTAAAGGGAGGAGGCAATAGTCTGCCGATATGAGGTGTATGGAACCGTATGATGTGTATAAGTACTACATGGCGATGAAGCTACACTTTGAGTCGGACTCGTACGAGGCTCCAAAGTACAACTTTAAGACATCCGCAAAACCGCAATCATTCTTTAAGCGTCGCGATAAGTACCACTTTGCTAAGCTTGGACGCAAGTTCGATGAACCAAAAGAGTTGATTGATTTTTTTACCGCTCAGTTCACCGCAGCCGATAAGACCTGGGTTGGTGATATGCTGCAGGACGAGGACAAGTACACAGAGTGGCAACGACGTCAGCAGTCTCTATCATACAGCTTTGAACAGGATATAAATAAACTCGCTGAGGAGATTGATACCTTTGACGAGATGCTTAAGGCTCGCGGCGAGGGTAATAATAACTATCCGCTGGTGATCGAGAAGTTTCTACAGGACGAGATCTCACTTGAGACCGTCGTGATTCTTGATCGGCTTACGGGTTTTATGAGAAGAGCCGATCGTACGATAAGTGAAACGATCGTATGGCCGGATCTCTCAAAACGCATTCGCAAGTACGGCCTGCTGCTTCGATTTGATAAAGATCGTATGCGGCAAGTCGTACTTCGGATATTTACATCATGATACTTTATTGATATAATAGATACGTTGAATATAATTCAGCACTACACTACAGCAATATAAAAGGATATAGAAGTATGGGTTTTTCAAATCTTAAAAAGAATCGCGGTCGTAATATCGAGAAGCTGGTCCAAGAGGCAGAGAAGATCAACTCTGGTGGTGGACAAAAGAATAAGTACGGTGACGATCGTATCTGGAAGCCACAGGTCGACAAGTCTGGTAACGGCTACGCGGTGATTCGTTTTCTTCCTGCTCCTGACGGAGAGGAACTTCCCTGGGTGCGTTACTGGGATCATGGTTTCAAGGGTCCTACGGGTCTCTGGTACATCGAGCGCTCACTGACGTCCATCGGTCAAAACGATCCGGTATCTGAAGCAAACTCGGTGCTCTGGAACTCTGGTCGTGAAGAGGACAAGCAGACTGCTCGCGATCGTAAACGTCGCCTTCACTACGTGTCCAATATCTATGTTGTGAAGGATCCGGCTAATCCTGAGAACGAGGGCAAGGTGTTCTTGTATCAGTACGGCAAGAAGATCTTTGACAAGATCATGGATATCATGCAGCCGAACTTTGAGGACGAGGATCCAATCGATCCGTTTGACTTCTGGGAGGGTGCTGACTTCAAGCTGAAGATTCGTAACGTCGAGGGATATCGTAATTACGACAAGTCAGAGTTCGCGTCGCAGTCTGCACTGCTCGGTGGTGATGATGAC